GAAGAAGCCACAGAAAATGTAGCTAAAAAAGTAGACGAGCAGACTCTTGCTAAAGAAGAAAAATTTCAGCTAAAACAAAAAGAACGAACCAAAAAACCAATAGATGATACTCTTCCAGCTTTCAAATTTTTTAATTTAAAAAACAAAGATGTAATGGCTTGGAGAGCTAAAGCTGAAGCTGAAGTAAAAATAAAAGAAAAAGATACAGGACTGCCTCAGAAAAGAAAAAGAATACCAGAACTAGCAAATGCTGCTGAAGATTTAAGTAAGAATAAAATTTCTGTAGATGAATATAGGAATGAAGTTAATAAACTAATGCCTATTGTTCCGTTTAAACAAGTTCCTGAAATGACTCCTCTTATTGATGTGGTTAGAAGTTTAAATGCTGGTTTAATAAAAGAAGGAGTAGGAGTTATTGGAGCAGACATACCCAAGCTTTTGACTGGAACAGAAGTAGGTCTACGTTTAGATATACCTTCATATAATAATTATGATACATGGGTTGTTTCTATACATGAAGGATTAGGTAGGTCAGGTAAATCAGTCGGATATTCAAATACTGGATGGATAACAGATGTAATCTTTAATACTAACCCAGAAATAGCATATAATATAGCAACATATAAGAGCAAATCAACTTTTGCTAGAGCAAATGGTTTGTGGAAAGACCATACTGCAGACGAAGCATTTAAAAAAGCTCAACAATATATGGATGACCCTGAGTGGTCTCAAATAGGTATGAACCCATATAGATTTAGTTACTTCTACGATAAAGCAGACGGTATGCCAGTTGTAAATGCAGATGAAGTAATTCAAATCGGTCCTTTAGTTCTTGGTAAAAATGTTACTAAAGCTAAACCAACTGATAAAAGATTTGAAGTAAACCTGAAAGACGGTAGAACTTTTAACTTCTCAACGGGTGGTAATGTTAAAACTCCTACTGAACCAGAAGAGTTTTTAATTTACAAACTTTTACAAGATGATGAAGAACGATTAGGTTTTTTTGAAGGAACAGAAGTAGATAACTCTCTAAGACTAGACGGAACTAAAAAATCTCAGATAGGGCATAAAGGTAGAATTAAAAATAATGTTAGTGGGAAAACAATGACAGAGCTTTCTGCTGGTAAGCCAGATACTGAAGAAGGTTTTTATCCACTACTAAATCCATATACCACAGATAAACAAATAGAGTTTATACAAAACTTTGATTTTGAAAAAAACAATATATTTGAAACTAAAGTTGGTAGACAAATGAATAGGAATGCTAGAAAGCATTACAAAGAAAGTGTAGAAAAAGGTGTAAGCCCATTTGTAAATGATAAATAATGTATAAATACTTTACAGAAGATGAACTAAAATGCAAACACACCGGTCTATGTGATATGGACTGGGCATTTATGCAAACAGTTGAAAGGATTAGAGAACGTTGTGGTTTCCCTTTCAAAGTAAGCAGTGCTTATCGTTCTCCAGAGCATCCCATAGAAGCCAAAAAGAGCACCCCCGGAGCTCATTCTTCTGGTAAGGCTATGGATATACTTGTCAACGGAGAACAAGCCATGACACTCGTTAAAATAGCTCTGGAAGAGGGTATTAATAGGATAGGAGTTGCACAAAAAGGAGACCATGCTTCAAGGTTTATTCATCTAGACATGGATAACTCACGAGCTACTCCTCGTATTTGGAGCTACTAATGTTAATATTATACAGAGAAAGAGATTTAGACGAAGCATATAGAATAGATTGTAAAGCTAGAACCAAAGGTGACGAGCCTTGGATAAGGCGAGAAGACTTTAGAAACATCTATGAAGCTTTACTAGATACATACTTTACAAATTCTGTAGAAAAAAAACTAGAGAGAAAAGAACAAGACGTTGCTGAATATGTTATTGAGCAAGTTAATAAAGCTCTAGAAAGAACTATAGACTTTGACCCTGAAATAAAATAATATGAACTTAGAACAATACTATGTCGAGGCTATCGGCTTTATAATAACTTTGCTAACTGGTCTAGCTGTGAAAGACTGGTCTATGTCTTTTGTAAAAGGTGCTTCCTTTAGACTTAGCAACTCTTTTAAAGAAGGAGACAAAGTTATTCTCGATGGACAAGTGGCAATGATAATTAAAATAGGGTTTACCCAGACTGTATTCGGGGTATACTCAGATGATGGATATACATGGAGGTATATTCCCAATCAAAAGATAGATTCTATAAAACTTGAAAAAGTTGTAGACCAAGATTTACATGCTGACTCAGCTATGGAGAAAGCAGAAAAACTTAGAAAAATATTGGAGGCAAAAGATGTTTGAAACATTAATAAAACCAGTGAGTAATTTAGTTGGTAAGCTAGTAAAAGATAAAGACTTACAAGCCCAACTTGACCACGAACTAAAAACACTATTTCATCAGGCTAATCTAGCACAGGTAGAAATAAATAAACTTGAAGCTAAAGGTAATTGGTTTCAATCTTCATGGCGACCACTAACAGGTTATGTTTGTGTTGCCGGATTAGCTATTAACTTTTTAATCTCACCAATAGCAAAAGGTTTTGGTATAGATATACCACAAGCTGATGCTAGTGTAATGATGCCACTTCTAACCGGCATGTTAGGAATTGCAGGAATGAGAAGTTATGACAAACTAAAACAAACAGATTCAAAATAATTTTAACCAATGCTTATGGAGGTAAAAAAAGCTAGTGAAAAATGGCAATGGCGAGGATTTCTGTGTCCTCTGTATCCTGTTCTGGATAACAATGACAGTAATGTATGCTTCAATTACAGCACTATAAGAACTACTTTATAAAATCTAGTTCACTCTGAAAATAATTATGTAAGGTGGAAAATTTCTTTTTCCCTGCCTGTAGGATAGTCTTAACTATCTCATTCTCGTCTCTAGTTTTAAATACCTTATCTACTTCTTCTACCGGTAGCATACTTAACTCCGTAACAATATCGTTGTTAGCAGTAAGCACTACTTTAAAACTTATTATATTAGCTTCTTTCTTCTTCGCCATTATTCTCCTCCATGGATGCGAAAGTTATCTGGTCTTGTCTTCCTCTTAATCCTGCCTTCATGTATGAAGTAGCACGACCCTCAAAAAAGTTTTGATGTTCAACTCCCATAACTTCATCTAACCAACCTAACGGATTCTCCCTTTGGTCAAAGTTTGTTTTGAGTCCTAGTTGTAGCAGTCTTCTATCTGCTATATATCTATTATAGGCATACATATCTTTCTTAGTTAATCCTTGTATGTCTCCCATATCAAACACTAAGTCTAAGAATTTATCTTCAAGTTCTACCATGTGTCTACATATATCGTATAATTCTTTTTTAAACTTGTCAGTCCATATTTCTATGTTCTCTTGAATAAACTCTCTAAAAAGTTTTGTCATGGCTTCAACATGCATTGACTCATCTCTAATAGAATAGGTAACTATCTGACCCATACCTTTCATTCTACCGAACCTTGGAAAGTTTAACAAGATTGCAAAGCTACTGAACAGTTGTAGTCCTTCAGTAAAAGCTGAGTACACTGCTAAAGTTTTTGCAATACTTTCTTTATCTCTTTTAGTTGTTTTCAAATTACTAATGTACTCGTGTTTGTTAGACATCTCTTCGTATTCGGAAAAAGCTTTGTACTCTATCTCAGGCATACCGACAGTATCTAACAATAAACTATAAGCATGTTGGTGTATAGACTCCATGTTAGCAAATGAACCCATCATCATTCTTGCTTCTGGTTTTTTAAATATTCTCATGTATCTATCTATATAACCAGAACCAACATCTACATCGGACTGTGTAAACAACCTGAATATTTGTGTTAATAAGTTCTTTTCAGTATTAGATAACTCTTGCCAATCTTTAACATCTGTATGTAAAGGTACAGACTCTGGCATCCAATGCATTTGATTTTGTAATACATAGTAATCAAACATCCATGGGTTATCAAATGGTTTGTAGTAATCTCTTGTTCCTAATAAGCTCATTAAAAATCCTCCTGTAATATTTCTAATTTTTCTGAAGCACTCGAATATTTTTTTATAAGTTTATCCATAGACTCGACAACATTAGGGTGGTCTGCTACGGCTACTTTGTGTTCAAAAAATACTTCAAGGTTAGCTTTAGCTTCTGCTTTTTCTGCTTTGTATTTTGTTTCTAGAGCTTTATACAATAGTGCTCCTGAATATTTAGTCATAATAATTTTCTCCTCTAGGTAAATAAACTACAACAAAAGCTCTACAATTAGGACAGCTTAAATTTGTTTCCATCGTAAACTCTTCGTTTTCTTCTTCAATATCGTGGTCTCCACCCCAAATTAATTCTGTATTACAGTGCCAACATTTCATAATAATTACCTCCTTATGGTTTAAGAAATTCTGGTTTGTCAAAAAAGATTAGCATTAAAATAAAAGGTAACAATCCTATACCAATAACGAAAATAGAAGGTAGAATTACTGACCAAAGCAAAGGTTTTTCTGTCATAAAATCTAGGTCTTTATTGTTCATGCCTTTCTTTTTATCTTCTTCAGTATACTCTGGATAAGATAAAGAATCTTCAAATCTCTTAACATGTCTTGGTTTCATATTATCCCTCACAAGCTATGCATTCCACATCATCTAGCTTTATTCGTGGAACTTTTATATTAACATTCTCTGCTGCTCTAGCTGCATCAGACCTAAAATAATAAAGTGATTTTAAATTATGCATACCGTACCAGTGAACATCATTTACATATTGCATATATGTATCGTGAGCATCTTGTTCTTCAGTGGCTTTCGGTAACACAAAAAATAAATTTATTGACTGACTCTGACAAAGAAACTCTTGTCTTTTATGGGCATGTTCAATAATCCATATTTGATTTATCTCATTTGCAGTTTTAAATAATTCTTTTTCAGTATCGTCTAACATAGTCAGGTGTTGTATTGAACCGTTTTTACCGGCAATGTCTTTCCAAACGTTGTCAAGTTCTTCTCCTTTTAATCCTTTACTTCTTAAAACTTTTTCTAAGTATTTATTTTTTACTTGATAAGAACCTGATAAAGTTTTGTGAGTAAAGACGTTTGCTCGATAAGGTTCTACTGAGGGAGACGTACCAGCACATATAATACTACTACTAGCGTTAGGAGCAACGGCAAGGAGATTAGCATTACGCATCCCAGAACCAGATACATCAGGTGCTTCACCACGAATATCAGCCAGTTCCTCACTAGCTTTCGTAGCTTTCTTTTTAATATGTTTAAACGCTTGATAGTTAAATCCCGTAGCTTGGATTCCTTCAAAAGGTATGCCGTTTGATTGTAGATAGGCATGAAAACCCATCGCACCCAATCCCAAAGAACGTTCTCTGTAAGCTGAATAAGCAGCTTTTGTAAAGCCTTCTTTGCCTTCTTTGACATATCCTTTAAATCTTTTAAAGTTTGCATTATATTCTCCCAGTTGTGATGTGTCAATAGCATTCTCAATAAAATGTTGTAGAACATTATCTAACATAGTTATTAAATCTTTTATAAAGTAATCGTCTTTAGACCATTCATCATAATGTTCTAAGTTAACACTAGACAAACAACATACTGCTGTTCTTTCTTCGTTAGTAGGTAAAGTTATTTCTGAACATAGGTTGCTTTGTTTTATTTCTAAACCTAAATCTTTTTGTCCTTGGGGTAAAGCATCGTTACAGTTGTCTATGTTTATCATGTAAGGCTCTCCTGTTTCTGCTCTTGCATAGATAATCTGCCACCATAACTCTCTAGCGTTTATAGTTTTAACAGCTTCATTTGTTTTAGGGTCTATTAACCTCCAATCAGAATCGTCTTTAACAGCTTTTAAAAAATCATTAGTGATGTTAATACCGTTGTGTAAGTTTAAACACTTTCTATTTATATCGCCACCGGACTCTTTTCTCATGTTTATAAACTCTTCAATCTCTGGATGAGATATATCCATGTAAGCAGCGTAACTGCCTCGTCTAGTTACACCTTGATTAAAGGCTAACATTTGAGAATCAACTACATGGATGAATGGAATGCTTCCAGTAGAACGACTCCCACTAGAAGTAGAAATACCATTACTCCTAATATCTCCCCAGTATCCACCAATTCCACCCCCCGAACTAGCCAACCAAATATTTTCGTCATAATGAGAAGATAACCCATCACGACTATCGGGAACATAATTGAGAAAACAGCTAATAGGTAGCCCACGAGTTGTTCCCCCGTTGCTAAGTATAGGAGTGCTAAACATGAACCAACAATCGGAACTGTAGTTATACAGTCTTTGAGCCATTTCATAATCCGTAACACCCTTGAAGGTGGCAGCAAATACTGCAGCCCTAGCAAAAGCTTCTTGTGCATGTGTTTCTTCCTCCCAGAAATATCTATCTCTTAATGTATCTAAACTAAACTTGTCTAGCTTTTTTTCTTTATCGTAATTTATTTCAATACCTAAATAAGGTTTGTGTCCTACTTTATCTTCTACCATAATTCTTATCTGTAATATTCTATTTTGTCTAATAATTCTAATAGTCTTTTTTCATACCATTCTGCTTTCTTTAAATCTTCAGTGCCGTTTTTATATCTAAATCGCCAACGGTACTTTAAAGAATTACCTCGTAAGTATCCTATAAACTCTTCTGAGGTTAACATAGAGTCAATAGCATCTATACATTCAATCTCTCCTGTGTTATAATGTTTAGGATTGTTAACCATGTCTCTTTCTTTTTCTAGTTCTATATCTCTTTCTTGTTCTATTATTATATCATTAATTGTTTTGTGTTGAGTCATTTCTCCATTCCTCCGGTAGTGTATCTTCATCAAACCATCTAAAGTTATTTGCTTCAGCCCACTCAGCATGGGTTCTTTTAGTTCCGTCTCTACGTTTTTTAGACTGAGGCATAGGTGCTAAAGGTTTTTGAAAAAAGAAAACCAGTTCAGCATTATCTTCTAACGCATCTCTGACATGTATATATTTACTATACTCTGCATAATCCCAGAATCTTCCTTTAGCTTCTATTAGAATAACTTTATCTTCATCAAATACTTTTACAAAATCAGGTTCATATTTTTTAGGAACATTATATTTTATAGTATCGTAATGGTGTAACCAGTCTCCGAACAGTCTTTGATGTATTTCATATTCCCATAAACTATCGTATCCTCTAGGTGCATTTTTATCTTTAGGTCTTACCTTTCTAGGTTTTCTACGAGCCATTCATTATCTCCTCTAATGTAGCATTAGGATTTTCTTTTACCTTTTTATAAAACCATCTAAGTGTATAAGCACTAACCATGAATTTATTGTTAGCAAATATATGTGTCTGTTCAGGTAAAAACTGTTCTAAGTTTTTTTCATTTATTTCAGTCTCATCTTTTCCGTCAGGAGTCATAGACCTAATCCATCTTATTAATAATTGTTTAGAATGTTTACGAAGTCTTTTTGCTTTTCTGCCATTCATGTGTAACCTCTATAACTTTAGGTGGTTTTGGTGTTTGTGTTAAATAAGTGTAGCCTCTTGCATATTTAAATACTCTTAGACCTAGTCCATCGTTAGCATCTGAATGACATTCAAACTTATGTCTGCAATATACACATCCTTTAGCAAGTTTCATATTGCCAGAGCTGCCTTCTGGTTCTGCATTATAACATCTTTGAGGTGGCTTGTCAAGCTTTATTGCTTTCTTAACATCTCTTATTTTCTTTTTAATATTTGGTTTATCAAAGTCAGACGGTCTGAATAAAGCTAACTCTCCTGTTTCTTTATTCATGGCTAGGAAGCCTCCTTTGTTTGTACCTTCAGCTTCTTCGTAACCTGCAAGTTGTGGAAGATAGCCGAAGGTATCTTGCTCTGCTAACGTGCCGTCTTTAAATTTCTTGAAAGCAAAGCCTGAAGCAGTCTTAACATCTACTACTTCTCCGTCTATAGTACAGTCCATGTGTCCTTTTATTCCTGAAACAGTAACCTCTTTCTGTTCGTTATCTACTTCGTGTCCAGAAATCTTTACTAAAAATAATAATACTTCCTCTAACAGGTGTCCGTATAAAAACTTAATAAACACCGGAGGAGGTAAAGACTCAGTAGATTCATTCTCTGATTTTAAATCATACCATAGTTGCCTAGTAGGTTTTCCAATGTTAGACATTCTTAACATGTCAGAACTTCTTGGAGACGGGTTAGCCCAGTGATGTAGAACTTCTTTAATACTTTCTCCTAAAGCATCTATATCTTCAGGACTAGCATCAAGAGACTTACCTTCTCCTAAAACGGAAAGCTTAGAATAAATATCCTCTACTAAGTTATCTAATTTTTTCATATTGTTTCTATTATATTTTTAGCATCTTGTTTAGTAATCTTAAACCATTCTCCTTTTTTCTGTTCAGAGTTTTTCTTTAATAGTTTATGTGCTTTTTTCTCAGCAACTTTTCTATCGCTAAAAAATCTACTGTAATGTAATTTATAATCTCTGAAAGGACTAGAAGTTTGGTATTGTTTGCATCTATCTTTAGCATCAATAGCCATGCCAACCTTTATCCAACCTTTCCAAGATGGGTTACTTATAATATATATGTCTCCACTTTCTTCTTTGTTGTATAGCATCTTAGCAATCTTACTGATAGCTTGTGGTTTCTTTATCTTACCAAATACTAATTTAGTTAAGTTGCCTCCTTGCTGTAAGTATCCTTCAATAGTTCTAAACTTTCTTTTATAAAAGACTAAACCGTCTTCATTAAGATGATGGTTAATACCTCTCTTTCTCCAACTAGTTCCGTCATACATTTTTCCATCTGCTCTGATGTCTTTGTTTTTTGGTTTTATATTAATGTGTTTCACTCCAGTTATCTCCTATTTTGTATTCGCCATCTAAAGGACAGCGAAGATTAAAATGTTCTCCTGCTTCTGTTATAGCTTCGACTGCACGAAGTCCTACAAAGTCTGCCTGAGATTCCCTCACTTCAACTTGCCATTCGTCATGTATATTTGCAACGAACTTATAGTCAATAGTATTTAATTTTAGTTTGTTATCTAATAAAGATAATGCTTTCTTCATAACTATAGCACCTGCTCCTTGCAATAAAGTATTAAGTGCTGCATGATTATTTCTAATGTAAAGCTTTCTACCGTCTATACCCTTGAGGTACTTCTTAGCTGCTGCTCTCTGAACTCTATCTCTAAGAGACTTAAATTCTGGTTTATTATCAAAGAAATATTGTCTAGCTCTTTTGCCATCAGATGTATTTCCTCCAACCACTTTGCCAAGTTTTTCATCTCCTGCTCCGTACATGAGGGCGTAGATAAAAGTCTTTGCCTTATCTCTTGATTTAAGTTTTGCAAGTTTTTGATTAGCGGTGTGTATGTCTCCGTTAATGATTTCATTTATAAACTCCTTGTCATCCATATAGTGTGCTAACATTCTTAATTCTAAGCCACTAGCATCTATACCTACTAATTTATTTCCTTCTTCTACTATCCAACAAGACCTACATTCTTTACCATACGGACTAGAACTACTAGGAACTTGTGCTAAGTTAGGATTCCTATGTGTCATCCTTCCGGTTATAGCTCCGTTAGGAATGACAAAGCCATGTACTCTACCATCTTCTTGAAGAGATTCAAGCCACGACTCTATTTGTGCTATTCTTTTTTGCAGTAATAAAAACTTAGCAATAAGATTAGCTTCATGTATATGAGTTATCTCTGATAAAGTTTTCTCATCTACAATAGGCTGACCCGTAGGTGTAAACCTATCAGGCTTCCAGCCGAAGTCAGTAAGATATTCGCCAATCTGTTTACGACTTCCAAGATTAAACTCTTGTAAAGTCTGTCTCATAAACGGTCTATAATCGGAACTGTTTAAACATCTTTCATACTCTTCGTCAGTAAGTCCTCTCTTAGAAAGAACTCCGTCTTTTCTAATGTAAGGTGTAACTAACTTATCGTCTACCCACTTAGGTTGAAATGTTTCATGCACTTCGTCTTCAATAGACTGCATCTCTTGTCTAAGTTCTGCTAATAAAAGATTGGCATTAATCTCGTGAAACTTAAAGCCATCTTTCTCCTGTCGTTTCATTATGTCAGCAATGTCATGTTCCAAACATACTGACTCTTTTGAAAATCCTTTTGCTTCTTTCTTCAATTCTTTGAGAACTAAAGTATTAAGCTGTACATCACGAACACAGTAGTTCAACATGTCTGACGAATAGTTTTGATAGTCTTCAAACTCAATCTTATTAAAGCCTAATTTGTATCCCCACTTTTCTAGCGAATGTCCACCTTCACGAGTAGGATTAAATAGCCTTGATAAAACTAATGTATCAAGAAGTTCTTTATTAGTTAAGTCAACATCAAAAAACTTTTTAATCATTGGTACATCGAAACCTATAATGTTATGACCTATTAATCTATCTGCAGATTGTAAAAGTTTTACACCGTCATCAAGTTTATTAGGTGGGAACTTAAATATTTCATTTGTGTCTACATCTTGAGCAACAATACACCAAACCTTAGTGGCTTTTAAATCGTCTGTTTCTATGTCAAATACTAAATCCATAATTAAAATCCATGTTCGTCTTCGTTAACTTGTATATCAGACATGTCAACTTCTGATAACCTGCCGGTATCTTTATCATAAAGTAAATGAGAAGCTAGTCCTACATCTCCAGTATATCTAGATTTAAGTACTCTCATTTTAGTAGTTCTGGCTTCGTCAATATCATCTGATTGTTGATTTCTTTCTAGTGCTATCACACAGTCTGATAATTGTCCAATACTATTTGAACCTCTTAGATGAGATAAAGATACTTCAATACCGTTCTCGTGTCCTTTGTTACCATCGACTCTACGAAGATGAGAAACTAAAACAATACCTGCTCCGGTTTCTTCTACTAAACTTCTAAGCTTTGTCATAATAGAATCTATGGCTCTACGTTCATCGCCTTCATGGACAGCACTGACTAACATATGTAAGTGGTCTACTACTACCCATTTACATTCACAACCGATAATCATATATCTTAGTTTTGAAAAGATGTCATCAATGTCATTAGTTCCAAAGTGAGAATGTACCCAGACTCTGTTCTTGTTATCTCCATCATAAAGAACATCAAAGAATTTATCTAGTTCTTCTTTACTGAAGTTCTCTCGTTCTTGGTCTATGTAAAGTCTAGCGTTAGCTTCAATAGATAAGATGCCATCGATAGTCCTTCGCCAATCTTCTTCAAGAGCAATCACTCCAACATTATCTGTTGTGCTTTTTATTAAGTGATGTTCTAGCTCTCTAGTTACCGAAGACTTACCGAGACCTGTACCACCTGTAAGAGTTACAAGTTCTCCCTGTCTAAGACCATAAAGTTTTTCATTAAGTCCTTGCCAAGGATAAGGTATGCTTGTTTTCTTTTCTCTGTTGTGGAACTTATCTCTTTGTTCAGATACATTTATAACACCAGATGGTGTATAAACTTTAGATGCCCACCAAGATTCGACAAACTCTTTATGCCTATTACTCCTAAGCATATCGTTAGGGTCTTTCCAACCGTTAGGTAAAGAAAGTATCTTAGCCTTGCTAGGTTTAAAAAGTCTAGCTACTTTTTGCGAAGCTTCTTTACCTGCTTTGTCATTATCAAATGCGATAATAACATTTTCAAAATCATCAAAGAACTCTAAACTTTCTTTAATATCTTTGACTGCTCCAGAAGCTCCGCTTTTAATAGACACAACTGCCCACTTACTACCCAGTAGTTCATAGGCAGCCATAGCATCACACTCTCCTTCGGTAATAGTAATATACTTACCACCTTTAAAAAGTTGTTGACCGAACAATCCAGTCTCTGCTTTAGTGCCGTGCCAAAAGAATATCTTATCTTTAACACTTCTTGTTTTAGTAGCTGATATTTCATACCCATTATAAAATGGATACATGTGTTTAATTACATTCCCTTGTAAATCATGGACAACTTTAACTCCATATTTCTGAGCAGTATCTTTAGATATTTTCCTATCAGTCAGTGCTGAAAAAGAACCTACCTCAATATTGTCAGGTTGTTTAAACGTATTATCTTTTTGTACTTCCATATTATTTCCTTCGCAACTTTGTTCGTAGTTAGGCATGAAGGTATCACAACTAAAACATTTAGCTGAACCATCTTCATTAACACCAACTGCATCGCTACTGTTACATACCGGACACGGTTGGTGCACCTTATCCCAAGTGCTTGTCATATTAGCCCTCACTAATTATTATTTATCTTTAGTATCTTCTGTAATAATTTTAGTTTCAGATACTTCCTCTTCTATAGGTTCAACCATAAGTGCTTCACTACAGCTTTCTAAAAGCTTTTCAAGATTAGCTCTATGTGTAGCACTTGCAAAGTTAACTGCTTCAGATAAAGTTTCAAGAGTTCCAACTTTAGAAATGATAACTCTAGCCTCGCCTTGTTTGGCTTCATCAGCTATCTCGTTAACATTATAAATGTTTTCTCCATCATCTTTTTTAATATTAATAATCATATTAAAACTCCTCGTTGTCTGCTGATTGTTCAGCGTACTCAACTAACTCTACAACTTTAACTGCAATCAATTCAGCAAAAGTTCCATAGTCATTACTGTAAGGTTTAATTTTTACTTTAACCTTAGAGCCATTACCTAGTGCAACATCCATGGGGTTGCCGTCACTATCAATTAGCTTTGGTGCTTCATTGACACGACCCGCAACTTCTACTTTTCTACTAAAAGAAAAGGCAGGTTTATCAAACTTAGGCTGCCCACTTCTATCTCTAACTTGAGAGATACCTTTTGCTTCTAACTCAGAAGCTGTGCTGTCATCAGTTAAAACTGTAATGACATACTTGTGAGGTTGAAACCTCGTGTTAGGTGTAGTGATGTGTGGATACATCGCCTCGCCTTCTACATACTCATACATATTTTTACTCCTATATATAAATTGTTTTAATTACTTTGCACATTATACCATAAGTAGATTTAAATTGCAAGTCTTTTTTCTTTTCGCTTTGCATTATTTTTTTGCCTAGTCATTTCGTTCTCTTCGGCAAACCACTCATTGATGATGTGTTCTTTTAAATCTTTAGTTGATAATCCAGTATCATTTTTAGTTACCCTTAAATGATTACTACCAATAACTAAGGTAGCATAATTATGATACTTCTCATCAGCTAAAATAAACTGATAGTCTGGAGCACTGTAGTGCATGACGTTGTTTAAACGTTCTGCATACATGCCGTAGTCTATTTGTTGTTTTTGTTTTTTCATATTCCCTCCGAAAATTATAGTGGCTAGTACCCCGAATTTAATCTAGGCTTTACCTAGCCACTTGTCTTTTTGCAAGACATACTGACATGGTTAGGAAGGTTTTGTTGAGGGCTACCATGTCAATTAAAAGATGTCATTGAAAGTGACAATCTCATTATTATACAATGTCACAAAGTAGTTGCCATTAGTTTTAGAAACTTCATAACAAACTTTATACTCATACCATTCCTCGTAGTTATCTTTTACATAATCTACAAACCTGTAGTACTCATCTTCAGTGACTTGTTTTGTTGTTGAATAAAATATATCTCTTTGTGCTTTCATAATTTAGGTCTCCATTATACCATACTTTTAATTAAATTGCAAGTGCTTCTGCATAATCTTTGTTCCACCACTTAGGTTTTGACCTGCCTTTATCCCACTTAGCATAGTGCTTTTCATTAATAACATATCTACGATAGGCAACGATAGGGTCTTCGTGCTTGTATTCATCAGGCATAGCTTGTGCTAGTGGTGTCATTTCTCCTTGCTTTATATTCTTTGGATACTGCATCAAAGGTTTTTCTAACTTAACAAGACTTGCATGTTGTTTGCCGTATCGAAAAGTGTACTCCATACCTAGTGCTAGAAAGTGTGCATACAGCCATGAATAATTTTGACTACATTCTCTAGCCCAAATAGTACATGGATGATTCCAGTATGCTCTTTTGTAAAGTCCTACTTTATCTGCCCACTCATCGCCATCTAGTTCTCTATGTGCTGTGCATAACATCTGTGCTGTTTCCAGTGGCATCTTCACTAGCATCTTATCTGGCTGTGCTTCTGCCGAAGTTATCGGACTGTGATTAAAATAAAATATGTTCATAGCTTCTCCTCAATCTTCGTAATAAAAATCAGCACATTCTAACAAGCACTCAACACCGTGTAATTGATGTAGTTGTTCTTGCCACATTTCTTCTTTTGGCTCTGATTTAATTTGATTATTAGAAACATTAATTAAGTTTCTAACAACTGCTAAAGCTGTTTCTAGTTCTTTGCTTTCTTTTTTAAATGTAAGTTTTACGTTCATTCTTCCTCCT